GTGTTTGAAATGCCTACAGCAGAAGATTGGGAGGCACTACATACCTATGAGGGTACTCGCCCTACTAGCGCTCTGTATTACCTAACTGAGATTGAAACTGAGTTTGGTACGGCACTTACCTACACCATGAGCGGAGGTAGAACGATATCGACACCTAGTGACCACTACTACAACACGATTGAGCGTGGTTATCAGCACTTTGGTATGGATTTAAAGCCACTAGAGCAAGCTAGAGAGCGCTCTCGCACCCACACACCTAAAAACACGTGGTACTCGCGTTACTTAAGTGGTAACAAAACGTACAGAAAAGCTTATTCACTATAAAAGGAGTATTAACCATGGCAAAAAACACACAGCAAATACATCACTTAGTATTGTATCAAGAGGACTTTATATCGGACAATATTTGGCGTCAAGTATGTGACTCACTAAATGTGAATCCCGACGAGGGCGATGCTATAACAGTATATTGGGACGTTCCCGCTACTATTAAACATGGCGAGGAGGGGTAATGCAGTATACATTTCATGTAGATTGGTGCTCAACTGAGGTTACCGTAGAGGCTGATTCATATGATGAGGCTCTCTCTAAGGCTGATGTAGAGGTTAAGAATGACCATGCCCGATACTTTGATGGTAATTTTGAACTTAATGATAAAGAGGTGTCTGATGTCTAATTACAGAGTAACTGAAACAAGGAACTACGAGGTAGGCTTAAGTTTAGATGGTACCCGTGGGTATTTCGAGCATCGTGCAGTAGGCGAGGACTTGGGTGGCGAGTTGCTATTTAAGGATGGCGCGTTAATAGATTATGATGGGGTATTTTCCCTTCCCCGTGAGATAGCTGTCGAATTAAAGGACAGAGGTGTGGATGTATCTTATGTAGCGGATGAATATAAGGAGGAACTATGAAAACAGTACTACTATCAATGAGTATGGGCGTAGCCGTAGAGGTACCTAATGATTTTGACGAGGATACTTTGTTGGATGATTGGGATACAACTGACGATGGGCAGATTATATTCCACAATGGTCGATTTAAGTCTTATGAGAACGAGTTGGTTGAGGGTTTTGTAGCGGACACGGAGGACAACTAATGATTTTATTACCCCATGTGTGTATTTACTGTAGAATAGGACAGCGTTATGGTTGAATATACAGACGCAGAAATAGAATACATCACAGAGACGTCGGAGACGTTGCAAGGGTTTGTCCTTGGCGCGGAAGAGGTGTTGTCCGATATGGATTATGACAGCGCTTTTAAGTTTGTCCTAGGTGTTACTCAGACCGCACAAGAACATATCTCCACTATACTTAATGATGTGGCGCACGGCAAGGGGTCAGACGAGCAACTACGGCTAGTAGTAACTCACTTGGCTCCCGCTTGTTTACTATTTACACAGACGATTTACTCAGCAATTGACGCTAACGTATTGATAGACCGGTCTAAGTTTATCGATGCATTGACAGAACGTGCCACTAAAACAGCAGAAATGGCACTTAACCAACTTGAGGGGAGTAAGCATGCTCATTAACAAAGACAAAGCGCAACTAATATTTACGGAAAGAGAGGGACGGGAATCTTTTAAGGCACCATTTAAAGATGTCTCTAATTTAGCACTAGCTATATACTCTCAGCTTAGGGAGAAACCCGAGCATGAGTTTATGTTGATGTATTACCGTAACGATGCGCATGTTATGTTGATGGACTTAGAAGAGAACTTTACCAAGCGGTTTGCAGATGCGGTTGAAACCATTGAACATTATTCTTGTCAGAATAAAGACGTAGAGAAAGAATACTGCACTGTAGGTATCTATTCAATTGAGGGCTCTAAGGGTATGCTTAAGTATTGGATACTGCACGATTTAAAGTATATGCAAGAAGAATTAGAGAAGGAAGATGGCGTTGGATAACACATATAAGAACCAATCGTTTTGCGAAGGTGTGGAGTGTCTTGAGACCTCGTGCATGCATCATCAGAATAATATAGATGTAATTGACTACGAGAAATCGGGCAAGTGCTTGATTATTAAAGACTATCGTAAGGACTGTGGGGAATATACCCCGCCCGTATTTGATATACATACGGTGTTTTATAATATGTACGAATGTGAGGACTGTGAGTATTATCACTATGAGCCTCATTTAGATGATGAACCTAGGGGGAGTAGTTGTCGCTTGATAATGGACGAGGGAGACGAGAAAGAGTGTCCCGAGTATTTTGAATATTAAGGAGATTGATGTGCCCGTTTATGTAGACCTAGTAAAAGAGAAATTTGGAAAATTGACCGTTGTAAGCCGTGCGCCTTCTCGTAAAGAGGATAGACGCGCTATGTGGAACTGTGAATGTTCTTGCGGTAATAAGCACGTTGTATCGACTGCTGATTTAAGGGGCGGTAGAGTACGCTCTTGTGGGTGTCTGATACTTGAACGTGACGATAAGGGTCGTGTAATGCACAAAAAAGTTTAAAAAAAATTTCCCTAAGTGTTTAATTAGGGTATATTTAAAGCTTGTTTATTACTTTTATAGGAGTATAAGCAAAGTTGACGGGTAGCCTCCGATATAGGTAGTACAAGGGTTTTGTAAGTTTTTACGTTTTCCCTTTCATCACTTCTCGGCTTGGGGTGTGTATGCATAAGCCACGTGTAGTTGGTTATTTATTATCAATTATCCGCGCAACGCCTCTTGCGTGCACAACAGAGGCAATTTTAAATAAACTATAGAAGGAGAATAAGATGTGGTACGGTATTGATGTGATAGAAGTGTTTTTGGGCTGTTTAATGATAGTATATGGAATTATGCTAGTTTGGATGGTTGATTTTAACGATAAAGTTGTAAATAAAGATGAGGATAAGTGAAGACGTACTAGAAAAACTCACTTCTTTGCAGAAGGCAGAGCGCGTGATGCTTAAGAACCTTAAAGAGGCATTTATTAAGAAAACTAGAAGGAAAATAAAGAATGATAAATTATAAATTCAATGAAGATAGTGTTATGGGCAACTTGAGTAGTTATATTGATGCTACATATACCCAGCACTATACAAATACTAACAACAATGTGCAGGCATTAGATGTCTACCAAGCGCGCGGAACGCTCACTAATACGGCGATTGATAACGCAATCAAGTATCTTATGCGCTATGGTAAGAAAGACGGCTTAAATCAAAAGGATTTGCTTAAGGCGATGCATTATATTGTCATTGCTATGGGTAATGAGGAGCTTATTGAGGATGCAATCATTGCATACGAGCCGGAGCTTATTCACGCCGAGGTTGAGATACTTCACGGCACACAGTTTAACCTACTCACTACCTTTACAGACGGCACGCAACGCCGTTATAAGATGAATGCAGTATTGCAGAAACCCCGAAACAAGTATTTGTGGGACGGAGATTTTGAGGGTACTTTTAGTTGGTCTCCTTTTCTAGTACAATGGGATGATTATTGGCTAGACTACACAGCAGACGAGCTGTACTCCTTGGGGGAGAAATATGAATATGAACCAAGATGACGCGTGGGAAGAGTTTTGGGAACGCGTTGAACGAAACCAGAAGAAGTAACTATAAATAACGCTACTTAGAACTAGGGTAGCGCGTACAATTTAAGGAGATTTATGCTAGTATGGAAAGATGGCATTAAGGAAAAACCGCCTGCTAAACAAGGTAGGTTAGATATGTCCGTACCATTGCCCGAGGATTTAGAGGACTATGAACATCCAACATTACCAAAGATACCGCAAGGTGTCCCATTTGCCTTTGATACAGAAACTACGGGTTTATCCCCTCATGATAATGACCATATTGTTGGGTATTCCGTTAGTATTCTTGGCGGGGATAGTTTTTATGTTGCTTTTCGTCACGATGGGGACGATAGCAATATGGATGAGCAGGTAGCTCTTGACTATTTAAAGTACATTATGGAGTTGCCGAACCCGAAGGTTATGGCGAACGCTAATTTTGATTTACGTTTTGTGATGGCTGAGGGTATCGTACCTAAGGCTCCATTTTATGACGTGCTACTACAAGAGCGCTGTATTAATGAGTATCGTTCTAGTTACTCTCTAGACGCACTTGGCGAGCTTTATACCGGCGACGGTAAGGAAGAAGACCTACTCTATGAGTGGTGTCATCAGACCTTTGGCGGTAAGAAAGGCAGAGCTCAAGCAGGCAACATTTGGCGCGCACCTATTAAATTAGTAGAGCCGTACGCTCGTGTGGATGCCGAACTTACTCTTAAGATATATAACGAACAAGCACCACTCATTAAGCAGTTGGGTGTCGAGGAAGTTGTACAACTTGAAAACGACCTAATTGAGCCTATTTTACATATGACTTGGCGCGGGATTCGTATGGATGAGCCTAAGTTACGTGACCTTGGCGAGCAACTAGTTAAAGAAAGTAAGCAGTTAGATAAAAGCTTGACTGATTTAGTAGGACGTAAGGTAAATGTTAACGCAGGCAGAGATATACAACGTGCGTTTGATGAGCTTGGCGTGTCTTATCCTACTACAGAAAAAGGCAACCCATCATTTACAGCTGACTTTTTAAACAATTGTGAGGAACCAATTGCAAAAGCAGTTAGCGCGTGTCGCAAGAACAAGAAACTAATGAACTCATTTATTGAGGGCGCTTACAAGAAGTACGTCGTAGGTGGTCGCTTATATGCGGGATTCAATCAGATAGGTGCAGTTACTGGGCGTATGTGTGTCCATGGAGACACTTTGTTAGATACATCTAGGGGTGTTTTTAAGATAAGGGATTACATCCCTAACGGTACAGATACAATACTTACGCACAGAGGTAGACAGCAACGTATTCTACGGAAGTATGTTAAGGGGCATGATATAATGTACAAGGTGACCCTAGAAGACGGTAGCTGTATCACATGCACCAAGGCACATAGAATATACACACCTTCGGGCTGGAGTCATTTGGTTGATTTAGAGCAAGGAGATAGTATACATGTCAGTAGCAAAGATATACAAGGAAGACAAACACCTACAAAAAAGAGTAGCCGAGTACTACTTACAGATAAGCAAACCCACTACGAAAGAGACAGCAGAGCATTTCAATACGACAGTACAGAACATACAGTACGCTCTACGGAGTTTTCTACCGAAGGATGTGAAGGACTTCGAGGAGGGATTACGCACCTCCCGTCAAAAGCAGTTGAACAATCCTATGAAGGGGAAGTTTGGCAAAGCCCATCACAACTACAAAGGGGATTGTGCGGATGGCAAAGGGTATATAACGGTCGCGAAACCGCAGTGGTTTACGGGTCACAAAGGCAACAGAGTTTTCAAGCACCATGTAGTGATATGCGAAGCACTTGGACTGACGGAAATACCGCGAGGGTGGCATATACACCACATAGACGAGAACAAGACCAACAACTCACTAGAGAACTTAGCCTTGTTAACCGTAAAGGCTCACAATCGAATACATGGGGCACGTCCCGAATTAAGTCAATTGAAAGGGTGGGAAAGGTACGAGTATATGATATCGAAGTCGAAGGAGACCATAGCTACTTAGCAGGAGGTATGTTCCACCATAACTCGTCTTCGCGCCCAAACCTTCAGCAAACCCCTCGTGATGAGCGTTTTAGAGAACTATTTATAGCAGATGAAGGCGAAACTTTAGTGGGTATTGATTACTCACAGATTGAGCCTCGCTTAGCTCTGCATTACTGTTCTGGCGAGACAGCGGATGATTTAAAGTCGAGGTTTAACCAGACACCAGAATCGGACTTTTACGCAATTCTGATGACAAGCGCTCCAGATGTAGAACGTCAGACTATGAAGATGGTCTTACTGGCTCAATTGTACGGGCAGGGAGAGGCATCTCTTGCACTTAAATTAGGAGATGCGGTTACGGGTAAACGTATCCTAAACGGATTTAACTCCAACTTCCCGTTTTTCAGAGCTCTCGCAACGCAGGTAGCCGGTACTGCTCGCTCTCGTAAGTACATTAAGACAGTTGGCGGGCGTCGCTGTAACTACCAAGGCGCAGACTCAACTACTATTCATAAATCTCCAAATCGCTTGATACAAGGGGGCGCGGCGGATATTATGAAGAAGGCTATAGTTGATTTATGGAAGAGTGGGTGGTGCGCAGAAGATAAATTAGGAGCACCTATTGCGGTAGTACATGATGAATTAATCTTCTCCACCAAGCTGGCGGGTGACGATTTAAAGTCGGCGCTTAGAGGTCTGGAAGAGACAATGGTAAGTGCATACCCTTTGACATGTCCACTACATGCAGAGAGTAATACGGGAAGCAGTTGGTGGGACATTCATTAAGGGGGAGATATGTCAAGACAAGCAAGAGTTTATAAGTTATCGGACGGTAGCAACCTTACAGCAGAAGAACTAGCCGATAAAGTAGGGTGTACACTATCAACAGCAAGGTGTCGCTTGGCGCGCACCGCTGATGTAGGTAAGCTATTTAAGGCGCCCGTGCTACGAGGTAAGGCGCGTAAAGGAGTGTACAAGATATATACCTTAGAAGATGGCAGTGAGTGGACAGCTCCCGAGGTAGCAGAGCATGTAGGGTGTAGTTTGGAGAGCGCTAGGCACCGCTTATGTACTGACACTACTGTTGAAAGGGTGTTTAGGGACATTGGGGTCTCTGTACCTAGAGAAAGAAAACAAGAGACTTTGTATAAAGACAGAATGTATTGCGATACATTAGGTCATTGGAAATTAATTAACGCTTTTACCTAGGAGATATTATGAGAGAACAACATAAACACGCAGAAATAATCCACGCTTGGGCTGAAGGTTACACTGTACAGAAGAAACACAAACTGTGCTGTGATAAGAAGTACGCCAAGTGGGTAGACTGTGACTCAACACCTTTATGGTTCGAAGATGAGGAGTACAGAATTAAACCAATTAACTGTGAGGATACGCCCTATGCTTAACTCTGATTTTGAAGATGTAAAGGACGAAGTAACCGAGCGAATGCACGAACTTCGAGAAGCGGTGGACAAGATTGATATCGATTATGAGGCTAAGAAGTACTTATTCACTCAAGTTAAGGAAGTACAGCTCAGTATGTATGAGAAGCTAGACTGTCTATCTAAGTGCATTAGGCGCATGGATGGGCTAATACTAACCTCAGAGCTATTGTCGGATAAGTACGGGAATGAGTGAATCATCATTTGCACGCGCGTTACGTGACGGTGTTCGTAAGAAAGCTAAAGAGATGGGGTATAAAGTAGCGTGGACTCGCTTGGAGTGTTCACTTGCAGGTATACCTGATGTGGTCTGCTCTATTAACGACACACATCATTTTATTGAATTAAAGTGTGTGCCTAGCTTTCCTAAACGTGAGAATACACCTATTAGATTACCTCACTTTACATCAGACCAAAAGTGGTGGTTGAAGCAACACGGAGAAGCAGGTAAGTACTGCTATGTGTTTGTTAAAGTAGAAAAAGAATATTATTTATTTCGTTGGGGCAACGTAAGTGGTCTAGGCGAGTGGAACAAGAAAGAGATGCACGAGAACTGTGATTTCTACGCGAAAGGGCGTATGGATTACGAAGGATTTATAAAGGAGATTGTAGATGGGTGATTTTAAGTTTAAAACCAAGCCGTACGCTCACCAAGAGCAGGCATTCAATATGATGAAGGACAAAGAGTACTTTGCGTTGATTGCAGACATGGGTACGGGCAAGTCTAAGATGCTATTAGACAACGCGTGTTACTTATACAACCGAGGTAAGATTGATGCTATTCTGGTACTGGCGCCAAGTGGTGTTCACCAGAACTGGGTTATCAACGAGATACCTACACATCTAGCACTCCCTACTCACATGTACGCCTCATCAGCATGGAACTCAGCTATGCGTAAAGAAGACCGTGATTCTCTGGCTGCAGTGGTCGATTTAAAGTTAGGTTTGCGTATTGTATGTATGAACGTAGAGGCTCTGATTACCAAGAAGGGAGCTACCTTCGTTGAGAAGTACCTTCGTATGTTTCGTACGATGCTGATACTGGACGAGTCACAGAAGTTTAAGACACCTCAAGCGAAGCGAACTAAAGCCGTTTTAAAGCTGGGTAAGCTGGCGCCCTACAAGAGAATCTCTACAGGTACGCCGATTACTAACTCCCCGCTTGATGCGTATAGTCAGTTTGCGTTCCTAGACAAGTATATCTTAGGATTTCAATCATTTGTCGCGTTTCGCTCGCACTTTGCCATCTTAGAGAAGAAGATTAACCATACACAACAGCGTCAGTACACGCAGGTAATAGGATTTCGTAATTTAGATGAGCTACAAGAGCTGATTAAGCCTCACTCGTATCGCGTGACTAAAGAGGAGTGTCTAGACCTGCCAGACAAGATTTATGAGACTGTGTACTTTGACCTATCTCCAGAGCAGAAGCGTCTATATAAAGTGATTAAAGAAGAGGTGATGCTAGAGCTCGGAGAAGGGCGTGTAACGGCACAATTAGCTATCACTAAGCTACTTAGGTTATCTCAGCTTATTTCGGGCTATATGACTACTGAGGATGGCGATGTGATAGAGGTTAAGGGTGGTGACGTAAAGCTAAAGCTCCTTAAGGACATGCTTGAAGATAATGATGAGAAAACTATCATATGGTGTCGCTTTATCCATGAGATACACCAGATTACAGAGATGTTAGGAGATGAGTGTGTCGCGTATTACGGAGCGACTGAAGCTGACGACCGTACTAATAATGTATACGCGTTTCAGAACGACCCTAAGGTAAAATACTTCGTTGCAAATAAGACCGCCTCCACGGGACTTACTTTAACAAGTGCATCGAACGTCATCTATTACTCGAACTCATACAGCCTCGAAGACCGCCTTCAAAGCGAAGACCGAGCTATGCGTATCGGTCAGAAGAATAATGTCGTATATCGTGACCTAGTGGCGCGTGGTACGGTAGATGAGTCTATTATCAAGGCGCTGAAGAGCAAGCAGAGTATTGCTGAGACTATACTTAAAGATATCGAAGGTTTTATTTCATAAAAAGTTACCCTAAGTGTTTAATTAGGGTATACTACGAATCAGAACTAAAGAATTTCATAAACAATATAAAGGGATAAAATGGAAGATAAGAAGGAAGGCGTTGTGTACGTCTGTCAACAGCCGTTTAGGTTTGTAGACTTAAGTGATGCATTAAGATATGGAAGACTACAGTACCTATTACCTCCAGGGGATATCACAGCTGGTACAGCTCCTGTAATTAGGCAACTTAAAAACGATTTAAAGGATTATTCAGATGACGACTACATCCTTGCAATGGGCGCTCCTGCGGCGATTGCTATGGTTGGTGCGATTGCATCTAGAGTAAACCACGGTAAGATTAAAGTACTTACGTGGGACAAAAAAGATAATCGCTACTATGCGATTGATATTGAAATATAAGAAGGAGAATAAAATGAGCGATACATTAACAAGTATGTTCGAGGCAGACGTACCTAAGCAAGATAGTGTTGAAAAGGTACAGATTGAT